GCAGCAACATCGCCCGTGTCACCGAAGACGTAGTTGACCTCACAGGTCACAGTCGTCTTACCGGGACGCTGAAGAACCTGCTTCAGCGTCAGTCGCGGGTCGTCAACGACAGCCTGCGTTTCCGTCAAGTTGAACGTCTTCAGCGAGTAGGTGAGGTCATCACCCGTTGTGATGTCCGCCACCGAAAGCGGGTTGTCCGCCTCCGCGACGAACGCGATACGCAGGTTGTCGTCCCAGTTCACTGACTGGGGAACGGCCTCAGCAACCATCAGTTCTCCATTTCGTTGTCGCCCGTGGGCGGCTCAATGGACACGGGTGTGTCCGGGGTCTCCGCCACGGGGCGGAAGTGTTCGGCGAGCTGCGGCCAGCGCTTCCAGTGCGCGACAGTCACGGTCACGCGGTTGCCTCGCTCGTCTTCGATTTCCATGTCTGTTGCGGCGGCGGCATCGGAAGCGGAGACCGCAGCGAAAATGGCGTCCTCCATCGCGCGGACGCGCTCGTAATCAATGCCCACGGGGTCCCCCTTAAATGCGAAAGCCCCGCACATGGCGGGGCTTGTGTGACTGGGTCAGAGGTCAGGCGGGGCGAGCGGTCCACTCGACGGACAGGTCCGCGTAGTACAGGAACGGCTTCACCGACGTGTCAGGCAGCACACGGCCAGCCGAACCGAGGGATACCCGGGCAGGCTGCCGGCCAACGATTGTCAGCCCGTGACCGATGAGTTGCGTGGTGACGCGGCCCATCATCACCCGCACCGTCGCCGCCGTCGTCCCAACCACTCGAACGTCTGACTCAAACACGACCGGCCCAGCAAACGACGGCACCAACGTGACCCGATCCTGCGGAACCTCCAACGGAACCGGGGAGTACAAGATGACGTAGTTGTCGCGGATCAGCACACCGCTCGAGTCAAGCCGAACCGTGTCATACACGCGCCCCGCGAGACCCTGCCCAAGCTCGATCTGCGCCTTGAGGGCCGTGTAATACTCGTCGATCACAACGGCCCCCTAAAGGATGTCTTCGATAGCGATCTGCAAGCCTCGGATAAAGTCGGGCTCGTTTTTCCTGACCGCATCCTTCGCCGCGTGCTGTGGTGCAGACCGAACCCCACCGTTGGCGTCCTCCACGAGACCAAACGATCCCGAGTCGCCGATGGTCGGCCCGATCTCAGCCTCAAACCCGGCGCGAGACTCCTTGGTCTCATACGTGATGTCAGCCGCATACCCGCCCAGCCCGGTCCGGTCAGCAGCCGCACGCCAATCACGTTTGATGTTGTGCGCCGTGACCTGAACTGCCTTACGAATATTCGGGGACACCTTCGCGGGCACACCCTCAAGGTCAGCGGCCAGCTTCATAAGTTCGCTGAAGTCGAACGAGATGCCGTCCATCAGCTCACCTCTTCGACCGGATACCTCCAGGCAGTGACTTGTCCGCTGGCGGGACGATCCGCGACCCGCACAACACGACCCACAAGACCCTCATCAGCTGTGGACGCTGTCACCCGAACGAAAACGCCCGGGAGAACATCAACAGCCCCCACAGCGACGTGCACTTCTCGACGCCCAACGACCGGGTACTGCGCCCCGGACTCCACGTCACGCCCCTGCGTGTTCGACACCTTGAACCGACCCGGGATTTCCGTCGCTACGGGTGTTTCGATGATGGTCGGCTCGAACGTGACCGGGTCCGCTTCACCTTCTTCGGTCGTGAAGAACGTGAAGGTCTCGGTGAACCGTGCTTCGGCTTGCCTGCGGCCCATACCGAGCGCGCCGTGGAGGATGCTCACCGCGTCTCCACCACCGTCACGTCGCCCCGTCCGAACTCGCGCCGAATGAGCGCCTGCTGGGGGGCCGGGAGTACCATTCCCGAGTCCGTGCCGCCGTTGGAGAACGCGGCCTTGAAGTCGTCGAGCGCTACGGACGACAGCCCGCCGAAAGTGAGACCAGCTCCGGTCTCGACTGCGAGGATGGCCTGCGACACAAGCACCGCGGAGAGCGATACGAGCAGTTGCGGCGCCACCGACACTCCCCATGTGAACGTGACGTCCACAGGGTCGTCGCAGGCAACGGTGATGTACCCGGGCCGGTAGGTGTAGTCCACCGCCACTGCGTCTCGTTCCACAGCATCCACGGATACGACCGGGTGCTGCGGGAAATCGATGCGGCCCGAGTCGGGGTAGGCGGTGAAGGTGGAGGCGGTGACCGGGTAGATGTCCTGCCCGATCACCGCCCGAAGGTACGCGGAAGCGTCCACCAGAAGAGTGGTTACCCACGTTTCCTCAGCAGTGGTGAACACGCGATTGAGGCGCTTGGCGACCTCGTCTGCGGTGGTGAACGCTTCCACGCGAACCTCCTAGTTGACTTGCTATCGGCCGTCGTACGTGCCCGACACGACCTCAGCCGCTGCCACGTAGGCCTCTGCCTGGGTGGCGAACGTCTCGCCCAGCTCCAGGGGTGTGCTCGATCCCTGCGGGGTGATCCGGACATGCCAGACAGCCCCACCGTCATTGCTGACCGAGATGCGCGCACCCAGGGAGATGTTCAGAAGCGTCTCAGCGCTGATCCAGACCCAGATCATGCCGCGGTGGCGTCGAACTCGACGACAGCGAGAGCGGTCGGACGGACCACCTTCGCGCCGTACACGTGCAGCCCCTTGAGGCCATCCGCGAACCGCTTCTCGAGACGGAACGCCTCAACCGAGACGATCTGCTCGGCGAACGTGGTCGCCATGTTGTGACCAGCGATCGCGATGCCACCGGTCGCGGCGACATCCGTCACAGCGGGCAGGTTGTTCGACTTGAACAGCTGAAGGCCAGCGATCGAGCCGATGTAGCCGTTGCGGCGCGCCGCCGGGGCTGCTTCGTCACCGGGGGTGATGAAGGTGTCCAGCTTGAGCAGGCGACCGTGCAGCGCCGGCGAGACGACAGCCCAACGGTTCTCCTCGGGCACGTTGTCTACGTCGAGGGTGACCGCGAGGTCGACGAAAGCTTCGTACAGCTTCTGGGTGTTGGTGCCAGAGATGTCCACCGTGCCGAGGTCGTTGGCGGTGCCCTGGATCGCGTCGTTCATGGCGTCGAACAGGAACGCGTCAGCAGTGTCGCGCAGCTGGTAGGTCGCGTTGTCGAGCGCCTGGTTCAGCACCGCACCGCCGTTGACCGACTGTGCGCGCTCAATGTCGTCGAGCTCGAACGCGAAGTACTTCGACTGGTCGATGATGAGCGCACGGGTCGCGTCATCAATGTCCTCGACCGTGATGTCGGTGTGCTTCGTGTAGGTGCCGATCGTGACGTCATTGATCGAGGTGATGTTCACCTGATCGCCGGAACGCTTGATCTCGCCTTCGTAGTCACGGTTGACGAGCTGACCCGCGACCGCCTTCTTGCGAAGTGCGACGAGGATCTTCGGAGTCCAAATCTCCGGGATGAAGTTGGCAATAGCCATGGGAGGGCCTTTCTAGGCGTTAGCCCCTGCCCAGGAGCCCGTCGAGCCGCCCTGCGGCTTCTGCTTCGACGATCTGCTCCGGGGTGAGGGATTTGAGTTCTTCTCGGGTGAGTTGCTGAGGTCGCGTCGCCTTGCCCTTGGTCCCCTGGTCCGCCGAACCCGTGAACTTCTTCTGATCCACAGGCTTCAACTCCGGGTACTGGGCGAGAGCGGACTCGATCGCGTCCGTCACGGACTGCGCATCGACCTCACCGTTGGTGTCGACGTCAATCACTGACGCGTCGATCACTCTGAGCGCGAGGGCAGGGTTGCTCACCTTGCCCGCGAGTGCGGCCTTGAGTTCCGCCTGCACGAGTCGCTGGTTGAAAGCCGTCTGGGCTTCCTCCCGCGCCTCTCGCCGGGCCTGCTCAAGCGCTTGTTCCGCCGGCTCCTTGTCCGCATCAGCACGGGCAGCCTCGAGTGCGGAAGCCTTACGCTCCGCGTCTCGACGGGCCTTGCGCTCAGCGGCAAGAGCCTTCTTCAGTCCTGCCGTAGGGTCCTCTTCAACAACCTCTTCGGTCGTTTCGGCGGCCTCTTCCGACTCAACTGTTTCCTCGTCCGTCGTCTCAACGGTCTCGGTATCAGACATTGGAATCACTCCTTGGATGGGATAGAAAAAGGAGCCCCGTCACAGGACTCCTTGACACCCCATACGGGGTGATTCACCGCGTCACGCGGGAAGATTTAGTCGGCCCGTCTGGTAGTTGACGTAGCCTTCGGTTTGCAACATGCGGATCGCGTTGGCGCGTGTCCCAGCCGTCCGGTAGATGTCGTCCACCGTCATCCGTGACGGTGTCCCGAAACGGATACGGCCCTTCGCGGTGCCAAGACCCCGCTGGTTCACGTTCACCACCCGCGCAACGTCTGCCCCGTCACGAATCGCGCGGGCGCCAGACTTTGTGAACAGTCGGTCCTGCTGCTCTCGACTCAGCGAGTGGAAGTATTCGTCGGGGCTGGTCACGAAATGGTCGGACATGGATTCCGGCGACGGGATGTGTATGCAATCGCACCGCGGGTGTCGTTGAAACCCTTGATTCCACCCGTACCATTTGCCCGCCAGCACAGCGCACCTCGAGCACGACGGCGGGTTGAGCATCCGTGCATACCCGATGCCTCGCCGCTGAATTATGTCCGCTTGGAACACTTGCCGGCGAGTGTCAGCGAGGACGGTCAGCGTGGTGCCCGTTAGCCACGAACCACCACTGTGCAGCGCGTCGCGAACTGTCGCGCCGTCCTTGATGGCCGACTTCGACACCACGAGCGCCTCGTCCAGCAGGGTCAGCATGTCCCGACCGTCTGGCGCGTCCCGAACGAACCGGGCAGCCACCAGCGAACCGACCGCAGGAGCCGTCACACCGGTCTCAGACAGCACAGAATCCGTGTAGGGCAGGGCGACACGCACCGAAGCCTGCCGCCCCGCCTGAACCACACCCAGCACCCGCGGAGAAACATCCGACCACTCGAACGTGAAGTCCGGTCCGAGCCGCCGCCACAACTTTGCGACGCTAGCTGCCGTCGTCGCCGCTATCGCCGCCTGTTTCTGGTACTGATCCTTCGACGCCTGAGGAACCATCAAGCCCCCTCATCGCCGCCGTGATCTGCGGGTCATCCAGTTCGGCCGCACGCATCTTGAGAATCCGCTTGATCTCCTGCGGCGACCGGCCGTCAAGCTCCAGCAGATACTCGAACGGGTAACCCATCTGCCGCTTCTTCAGCAGCGCGTCGGCAAGCTGCGCCTCCGACCGGATCTCCGGGGAATCCCAGACGATCTTCGCTAGACGGGTTGCCTGCGCTGTCTTCGCCTCGCCCTTCACGAGCGCCACCAGCCGCAGCACCTCCCGCAGTTGCGGGTCCGTGAAAGTGATGAACTCGCCGGCCTTCTTGTTCAGACCGATCTCCGCCGACTTCAGCGCATCACCAGACAGGTTCGAGATCCCCTTGTTCGCCACAAGGTAGTGCGGGGGCGTGCGGGTCTGCGCCGCAATATGCCCCACTGCAATCTCGATTGTGTCCGTGAAGATGTCGAGGCGAGCAGCCTCCCATGAGTCGATCCTGGCGTTGTCGCCCGTGATGGTGAGTAGCCGCTTCTCGCGGAGGTCCTTCATGTCCACGGGGCGCTGCCCAATGACCGCGCCCGTCTCCTTGTCCAGAACCGGGACAGTCGGAGGCTGAGTGCCCAGCATCACGCGCGCGTCCATCGACGCATAGTCCGCCGCGAGGAACAGGTACGCCCACAGAAGGTTGATCGCGTCCTGCATGGGCATTACACCCTGGATCTCGGACAGCGGGTCGCCCTTGAGCGTCGGCCGGTTCGCGATCTCCACAACCGGCACAACACCCAACGGGTTCGTAAGCGGCCAAGAGTCATCCGACACACCGTCGCGCGGCAACCAACCACCCGAAGCGGCGTATTCCTGCCGCTGCTGCTCCGACATTGACTCGAGCTCGTTCGGCGGCGTTACCCGCGGACGAATCCACTTCCAAACCTCGTCCGCCGTGTACAGGGTCGCGTACTCTTCAGACTCGTCGACCCACGTCTTCAACGCGGCCGTCCGCAGGCGCGGGTTCTCCCAGTCGTACTCAATCTCGACGCTCGAGGGATGCTCGAACGTGACGATAGGCTCCCCCGACGCGTCGCCCCAGACGATCACGAAACACCGCTTGGCAGTGAGCGCGGTTACAGCACCCTGCGAGAACTGCGCATCAAACTCGTTCATCATCAACGAGTCCCACAGCTTCGCCCCAGCCACCTTCGGCATGTTTGTAACACCGATGGGCTTCAGTCGTTCCGCTTCCGCGTTCACCACCGTGCCGCACCAGTTGTCCGAGAAGTCCGCGTAACGCGCCGCGTTCGCCTTCTTCCACTCCTCCGTCGCGAAGTTGAGGGGCTGGTCGCCCTCGTAATACTTCTCCGCCCGCTCAATGTCGGGTCGACGGTTGTTCAGTCGGGTGTAGATACGCTGCGTTAGTTTCCGGGCGGCATCCGCGTCCATGCGCCCTCCTGAAGGGTCAGTAGTAGATGAAGTTGTCCGAGGTCGCGAGTGCGCCGTCCGCGATGGCATCCATGCGGGCTTCATGCGCCAGCACAGAGGTCATAGCGAGGTCGATCTTCTGGGGATCGGTCGGTTTGCCAATGAAGTACCGGTTGATTCCCGTCGCCGGGTCGACACCACGGGCGCGGAGGATCGCGTTACGCAGGTGCGCTTCGACATCCACGTCCCCGTCGTGCCTGAAGTCCGACTCGACGTTGTACACGTCAGTGCGGAATCGCTCGAGCGCCGCATGCATCGGATTCAGCCGGTTCGTCGCCCACTTGATGAACACCTTGTCGCCATGCTCAGCCGCAAGGTTGTCGGCCTCGGACTCCCAAAACGCCGGATCCAGGTAGGCGCGCACGATCTCGAACTCAGAAGCGATCTGTGACCACGCAGCCATAACCTCGGCACGTGGGATTCGCCCGTCCCAGTCCTGCGGTCGCCAATGCGTCTTCCGGCGCGCATCCCCATACGTCGGGGTGAACTGGTAGCCGTCAAGGGTTTCAAGCCGAATACCGGTGTGGTCGTCGTTATTCGACCCGTCGAACCCGGCACACACTTTCGTCCGCGCCGAGACCGTAATGGGGGTTTTGACCTTCCGGTCAGCCCACTTCGTCATGTCGAACCAGGAACCCGAACCAGCGACGATCCGGTTGCCGAAGAACCGCTCGGCCTCAGCGGGATTCGCCTCAGCAAGCGCCGACGCCTCCGCCTCAATCGACCTCTGATCCACCCACGGCGAACCGCCATAGTTGAACGCGAAGATCAACGCCCGGTCCTTCTTCAGATCGAACCGAAGGTTGGCTGGCGGCGGGAAGTAGTGCTTGAGAACGTCCTTACGCTTCGACTCGTGTGTGTCCTGCGCCTGCGACGCCTCAGCCGGGTCGTACGGGTTTGTGGTCTCGGATACCCGCCCACCCATACCGGCCGCACCACGACGCAGCGTGCGCATGAACTTCTTCATCTTGTTCGAGTCAGTCCAAAGGCCCGTCTCATCACACTTGCCGGCAGAGATACGAGCACCAAGCTTGCCGTCAGCCTTAGACGTGACGATTTCGACTCGAGAGTCACGGTTCCGGTTTGGGTGACGAATGAACGCCTCACCGGTACGGATCATGTTCGACAACGGCCCGGAGTCGATCATCGGGATAAGCGCACCCCAGGTGTTCTCCACCTGATCCTCAACGACCGCGGCAAGCTGGATGCGCGGTGTGGGCCAGTGACGCCCCTTCGGTTCGCCTACCTCGTAGAAGTAGATGCCACCGCACGGGCAACCATGATCCGCACACGCGTAGTAGTCGCCCTCTACCGCCCACCCGTCGAACAGGGCAGGGCCGACGAACTCGAGGCACGTCTCAGCGGCAACACCCGGCGACTTACCCACCTTCTGGGCAGCCATCCACTGACCCGTCCGATACCGGAAGGCCACGTTACGTTCACCAGGCTTCGCGTTCGGACGAACCTCATACCAGTTCGCCAACCACACCCGATGGTCCAGGGTCGGCGCAAACGGGTCACCAGCGGTTTCACCCTCAGGGACAACACAGTGGTTCTCAATCCACCACATGCCCAAGTAACCGAGCGAACGCGTGCGGGGAGGAATCTTGTAATCAGGCCCCTTCAACGGAGACAGCCTTCAGCCAGTCACCCGACGACGTCTTACGTGCCGCAGGAGCAGACTGAGCCGGCGCCGCAGCAGTACCGTCAGAGATGCGCCAACCGTTCTGCCGCATCCCAGCGATCGAAAGACCCAGCTCGGTCTCCATTCGCAGCACGGCGGTCTTCAAACCCGAGACCGCGTCAGCCTTGACGGACTCAAGGAAGGCGCGCACGTAGGCGGCTACTTGGAACTTCAACCCGAGGGACGCCCAAGCGGCACCCTGCGGCTTCGACCAAAGCTCCGCCCACAGGTCCAGCTCTGCATCCCACACGGCGGCGGTCTCGCCATCGTCAGGCTCGGTCACCTTCTTACCGTTTTCGAAGTACGTGTTGAACTGAATCGCTCGAGGCAGCGGGAACTCCGGAACTTCACCCGCGTAACCGGCAGCGGGAAGATCAATCCAGTCCTTGTCCATCGACCGGTACGAGTTCGGGTCAGGTGCAGGCCCACTACGGGCACGAGCTCCACCAGAAGTCATGACATCACATCCTCAGCATCACGCTGGGCCGCATCACGCGACCACGGAAAAGGGGGCCTTGCAAACGTTTTGAACCCGCTCGTGGTTTTTCGCACCTCACCGGCGACTCTCTGGCCTAGGGGCATCGTGGCCCCTCCCCCACCCCTCTAGTGGGTGTGCCAGCCTCCTGGGGAGGACTGTGCTGTCCACTTGTTGTGGCAGGGAGCACATAGACCACGTCCATGTTCGGGTGCGTTCGGGTCTAGTCCTTGAGCTACGAGTTCTCTGCGTGTGCGTGGGTAGTGGTCAGCGACAGTGCTGACTGCTAGGTGACAGAGGGTGCAGATGGGGTCTCGGGTGAGGACTGCGGTTCGGAAGGTTCTGTGTCCACGTGTTGAGTACACGGTGTTGTCGGTGCGTGCTGCTCTCGCCTGCCGCCTATGGGCGGGGCACCTGCTGCCCTCGGTTGAGGGGTACAGGGTGGGGCAGCCATGCACGGAACAGACACGCATGTGCGCTCCATGAGTCGAAGGGAAAGTTTGTTCTTGCGGTTCTGACGGGGTTTGAACCCGCAACCTCCCGCCAAACAAGCGGGGCTCTAACCGTATTGGAGCTACAGAACCGGTGGGTGTGGTTTGCGTCGTCACCCGCGACGAGATACAGGAACCCCCTACAGGTCAGTCTTCAGTATCTATCTCGGTGTCGTTTCCGAGCTCGGTGACATCAGTGAATCCGAGGGGTAACGGTTTGCGTTCTGCGGCGGCGATCAGTGCGGGAACAATGTCTCGGACGATCGCGTCGGCAAGGGTGCGTTCAAGGTATGAGCCTTGCGCTGTTTCCTTCCATGCCATGTACGCGGAGCGGGCATCATCAAGGACCTGCTTACTCATCAGTCGATGCCCTTCTCGAATCGTTCGTCACAGCACGAATCCCTTGCGGCTTCCGTCGACCAGGTGCGTGTGCATTCTGGGCATTCGTATTGAGCCACGCCGCTAACCTCGCGCATCTTTAGCCTGGGTGACTTGTTCGATCCAGTGGAAACGTCCCCCGTCGCCCTCGCCCATGTGTAAACCGGGGTGTCCGGAGTGGAGCACACAGAACAGGGAGTCGAAGTCGAGGACAAGTGTCACTGGGCAACGGTCCCGGGACATCACAGATCCTCAAGGAGAAACGAGTAGTCGTGGAGTTCAGTCACAGCGGGGAGCAGCTTCTCCTCGTTGCGCCGCCAGTCGTGCACACACCAGCGCAGGAGAGTGCCGTACGCACGAGAGATGACGTACGCCTGCGCCCCACAACCGTCGCAACGATCGGAGGCGTCAGGGCGCAACTTCTCCCAAACTTCAGACATGGCAACACCGCCCGTCTAGAGGACCGTGAGGGATGACAGGTCGAACCCGTCTTCGGTGATGTCGAAGACGAGGAGGCCTGCGTCGCTGTCGCCTGCGCCGACGTTGCGGAACCATGCGGATCCGTTGTCGGTGGTGCAAGCCTGAAGCCACCACTTCTGGCGTCCTGTGTTCGGGTTGCGGCCCGAGGGGAGGACGGTGAGGTGGTGGTAATGGCCGGTCAGGAGGATGTCGGCGCGTGCAGTGGGCATTCCGCCGTGCTGCTGCTTCTGCCACCAATCGACCGCGCGTCCCGGTGAGAATTGGTTCCCGTGGACAACGCCCAGGCCAGTGCCGAGGATGTCGATGACAACGGATTCGTCGTAGTCGCCGGGGAACGTCCAGTGGGCGTCAATCCCGGCGGCTTCAACCACCTTGCGGGTCTGCTTGTGGACGAACAGCCCAAGGTCGTCGCCGGCACGTCCGAGCTGCTGCTTACCCGACCTCCACTGTGTGTGGTTCGACGGGATCGCAACGACATCAACGCGGCCGTGACGCTGCATGACCTCGATGAACCGGTAGAGCTCGGTTCCGGCAAGGTCCATCTGCTGCGACAGAGACAGGTCGTTGGTGAACATCGGGTTTCCACCCGACTCGAACCCTTCGAACAAGTCCCCCACCTCAGCGAGGACAGTCGCTGACGGTTTCCGGGTCTTCAGGTGGGCGGCGAGCCGCTCCCTCATCCCCGCGAGGCGGTCGATGAGTTCGGGCGTGCCGCCCCGGTGGTCTACCTTGCCCGCTTGAACGTCCGAAAGTGCAACGACAGTAACTCGGCTGTCAGCCGTGCCCCTGATGGGGCTTCTCGGTTTGCGTTTTGCTTCGGCGTAGAGGGCAGGCAGGTCAATGGCGTCCTCTTCGTCACGGATGATCTCCGTTTGGAAGAAGAACGAGTAGGTGTCTTCGCGGTCATGGTGCGTTTTCGTCCATTGGGCGATGCGTCCCACGATGCGGAAGTTGTCCGGGTCGAATCCGGCGAGCTCGAGCAACTGTCGGTGGTCGGTGATCTTCACCCGAACCGGTCCGGTTGCGCCTTCACCCTTGCCGCTGTCGGTGTCGTACTCAGCACGCTTCTGATACTTGCTGGGGACGGTGACGGGCGGGTTGGCGAGGGATTCTTCAAGAGACACGGGGAAGCCCCTTCTTCCGCCGCCACGTCCCGAAGGAAGTGTCAGCCATTTCGGGCGCCCCGTACTCTCTGAGCGCTTCCATCAGGGCCGCGTGACCCCACTGACGGTTCACCGCAGCGGCGAGGACTGCTTCGCGGCGCTCCGGGGTGAGCGTGTCCAACCATGCGTCCATACGCGACTTCCCCACCGGTGTCACCGAGGGGGGCGCAGCCAGCATGTCGATCATCGGGTCCATCGGGAGAAACCCCCAGGGTGTGGTGCGCTCCCCCGTAACGCGAGGAGGCGCGGAAACGGAAGAAAAGGGGTGCACACCTCAGCCGCCTTGTGGGCGCTGGCTTGCGCGTTTACGGAACGGCGGTTTGCAAGGGGGCGCGGTTCCGGTTTGTGTGGGGCGGTCGGCTGCTGTGCCGACCTTCTCGAACCCGTCATGGCGGCGTAACTCGGTCGCTCGGCGGGGAGTCGGTAAAACGACGAACCGGCGGGAGACATGGCTCACCACCGGCATGACGATCCTACAGTATAAGCCGTGGCTTACGCAAGGCTAGGAGCAACCTTTCTCGAATTTCGGACCGAGGAATCGTGCTAGCCGGTCGTAGTTTGCGTGGCAGGGGCGGCAGAGGGGTCTGTAGTCCATCGGGTCCCCCGAATACCGCTCCTCCGTTCCGCTCGCACGGATGGTCACAATCATTCCCTTCGCGTCCGCTTTGAGCGACCAGTCCTGTGCCTGGGCACCACAGAACTCGCACGTGTGGTCCTTCGCTGCTCCGCGAGTGTTCCGGACGCGCTGATGGGCGGTGTTGTAGACGATCGGCCTTTCTGCTCGCCGCCGCTCAGCCTCCTCGCGTTCAATCTCCCGCTTCTTGCGCCGGTCGGCTCGCGACATGTACGGCGACTTCTGTCCGCGGGCCTGGTTGGTCACTTGCCCGCGAGCCTCACGGCAGGGCTGGCATCGACAACCCCAACCCTCGTAACCTTTCTGAGTCCCATGAACGTCTGCCGGTGGCTTCTTCTGCTTCCGACGCTGCATGTACTCGTAATGCTTGACGCGGAAAGCGTCGCGGCAGGAATCGCACCGGCAATTCCAGTTGGTGTAGCCACCGGCAGTCCCATGGACGCGCTCGGGGATGGGGCGGGTAGACTGCATCGCAGCCCTCCAATCGAGTTCAGTTCGATTCAGGGTCAGGCCCCGGCGAGTGTTAGCGCACTCGGTTTGGGGCCGTTTCCATTGTACCGAACATGCGTTCGAGAGACCGCCTCTTTCGGCGTCTTCTCAGGTAGTTCCTGCGTTGAGTGCGGTGAGGAAGAACATGAACTGGCCGGGTAGCCAGATGACACCGCAGGGTCCGCACCTTGCGTCGAGGGTGTCTCCGGTGTTCCTGTCGCGTCGGAATGCGAGTGCGGCGGATCGGAGTTCTTCCCCGTCAACGACCCGGTATTCGTATCGTTCGCCGCAGGCGGGGCATGGGAGTTCGATGGGTGCCAGGCGGGGCGGATCCAAATAGTCCTCGATCGCTTGGATCCACTGTGCGACCACGGCGGGCGCGTACATGCTCCGTCCCCCCACGGTGACGATGGTTTCGGTGGTTGCCCATGCCGCCCACTCGGACAGCAGGGTTTCGGGATGGTCGGCACCGTTGACACGGTTGAACGCCTCGCGGTGTGCTTCCCACACCTGTGTTTCGATCAGGTTGTACAGGTCGAACGCTGCCGCCTGAAATGGGAGCTTCGTTCTCCCCGCTCCGCCGATACCGTCCGCTGGTCCGCCGCCGTGGATTGCGTCGCGGAGTTGGGAAAGAAGAGACGGCACCGAATGGAACTCGATGCCGTCCTGAGTGCTGATCGCCTTCTTATGATCAGCGACCAGTTGTTCAACGTCGATTGTCACGGTGTCTGTTCTCCTGTTGTGTCAGCCGGAACCGCGGCGTTCCGCTCGGTGTCGAAAGGGACGCGCTGGTCGCCCTGCTCGCACCGGCTAAGTGGACCGGTGCTGCAAGACACGGTGTGACTGTCGGGTGGTTCATCCTCGTGATAGCTAGGGTCATCGACGCAGTGTTCGCAGCACCGGTATCGAAATTCGATGCTCACGGTTGGTCTCCTTCTTGGTCACCAACCGGCGTGTAGTAGCGGTCGAAGTTTCGTTGGCTGATCCACCTGACCGTCCACACGGTTGTGTCTGCGTGTACCCAACCCAAATAGTGGTCACCGTTCCTGCGGGGTCGGGCGTCAACAATGCGGACAGGTCTCTCCCACCGTTGCCACCGCCGCTCGAACCCGTACTGGGTGAGGAGTTGCCCACGCTTCACAGCAATCGCTTCGCTATACGTCACGCCGCCTTCTCCTTCACGTACGGGTTTCCTTCGCCTTGGCAGCTCTTGCGCTGGTGGGCTCGCATGTTCGCGTCCGACAGCACTCGGGAGCAGTATTCGCAGGCGATCATCTTGCGGTTCGCCCATGCCTTGCGGGTCCGATCCTTCACACACGTCATGCACTGACGCCCGTCGCCATCTGGGCGTCGGTACGCGTCCTCCATGCTGTGCCCGCGCGGGCAGAACACCCGATTTCCGTGTCTGCGTGAACTGTTCACGCCGAGAGGAACGACCTCGAGGTGTTCGGGGTTGACGCAGACCTTGTTGGTGCATAGATGGTCGATGGTCATACCGTCCGGGATCACCCCAATGAGGTGTTCCCATGCCCAACGGTGCGCATAGGTATGCACATAGTTGTGGACGTGAACCCCGTACCCGCGTTGATTGGTCGGTCCGGTCCACCACCAGCAGGACTTAGACGCCTCGGTGTATGCGAGGAACTTCTCAAGCGCCGAACTCGCGTGAACGTACTTTGTCTTGAGTTCTCCAAGCGTCCGCGCGCGCCTACGCCGTTGATAGTGGGCTCCGCACAGCCCATACCCGGCTTTGGGGGACTTTTCCCGTTCACACCCGGGCTCGGAACACTTTGGGGTAGCATCCACTGCTAGCCCTCCAATCGGTTAGGTCGATTGCTTGGGTCAGGCCCCGGATGGTGTTAGCGCACTCTCCGGGGCCGTTCCCATTCTACCTCTTACCGCCGACTTTCTGCCGCGCGACCGGGACAATTCGGGTTCGTGATTCCCCAGGGAGTCCGACATTTCCCGCACCTGTGTTGGGGTGGTTCGGGTCGTTCGGTCAGCACAAAGTCCAACCATGCGCGTTCGTCTTTGGAGACCTTGTAGTGCAACTCGTCCATCAGGTCAGCGCCTTTCAGAATGGGACGTCGGACTCGGGGATGGGTGTGGTGGTCCACGGGTCGCCGGATATGTCTTCGGGGGCATAATCGGGTGCCGGGGTTGGCGTGGTTCCAGCACGGGTGATGGAGTCAGCCCAGACGACCAGGTCGTAGAACGTTTTCGACCCGTCCGCCGACTTCCTCGACTCGGTGAGCTCGCGGCCCTCAAACGAGATCCGGTCACCCTTGTTGAACTGCTCGAGGAGGATGCCGGAACTGCGCGACACCTTCAGCGTGCGGAAGGTGCGGCCGACGGTCTCATACTTGCCCTGCTCGTTCTTCCGCGAGTGAGGTTCGGCGGTCTTGAGTCCCCAGGCACCGTTGTTGCCGATGAGGACGTCCTCCACGAATGCGCTGTCTACGGTGAGCTTTGCCATTGGTTTGGCCTTTCGTTAGGAGACGTGCTTCCACGTCTTGCCGGCGATGATGAAGCCGACGTTTCCGGGTGAGATGCGGAACTCTCGAGCGATGGACCGGAGACTCCGGCCCGTTCGCGCGAGCTCGCGGATCGTGCTCACGTCTGACGCGGTGAGCTTCGTCGTGCGCGACCGCTCCCGCTCAGCCATGTCACGCATGTTGTCGTCGTGACTTCCTAGCCGCATGTGCGACGGGTTCACGCAGGTCCGGTTATCGCAGGAATGCAGGACGTGCGCGCCATCGGAGATCGGACCGTTCGCGATCTCCCACGAAACGCGGTGGGCCGAAATCATCCCCCGCGCAGGATGGGCGAACATCCCGTAACCCGACTGGTTCGTATTGGCGGTCCAGGTCCAACACCCCTCGGAGCGTTCTACCTTCGACCAGAACCGTGCTTGCCACCGGGCGGGGATCTCCGCTGGCCGGCAGGTTTCTCCGTAGACGTACCAGCGGTGCCAGTGCATCTTGCACCAGCCGCGGGCCTTCATGGGGCGGTCGCAGTCGTCGATGGAACAGACGCGGGTAGACTGCATCGCAGCCCTCCAATCGGTTGAGTCGATTGCTTGGGTCAGGCCCCGGATAGAGTGCTTCCAACACTCTCCGGGGCTGTTCCAATTATCCCACTGACCAGGGACATTTCAGTCATCCTCGTCATGTGCCACAGGACAGTCACAGTGATGCGCCGGCTGTCCGCCCAACAGCACCGTGAAATCGTGAAGTCGCATCAGAACGTACTGCTCGCCCATGGATCCGCGTCCGAAACCGCGGCGTTTCGCGACAACAACGCCCATGGCTGCGTCGGCGTGACCGGCTTCGATCTGCGCTTCGGTGATCCACCCGGCAAGGTCGAGGCGGTTGTGGTTCTTGGCTTCGACGCAGACGGGGCCGGCGTGGCAGTTCAGCCCCGCAATGTCCCCCTCGTCCCGTGCACCCTTTCGAGCTCGCCGTTCGATTGATCGGGTCCCGAACGCTTCCCGCCAGTAATCGACCAGCCACGTCTCGAACGACGTCCCGGCCTGCCTAGCAGTCCTATGTGATCTGGTCATGCTGCTCTCCTGAGTCGCGCCCGTGCCGTCGCAGTCATCCCCGCCCTGATGGACCACTGGTCCCATGTGGGTGCGTCTTCAAGGCATTGGCGTTGCACAGGGCATGACGCGCAAACTTGGGCGGCGTGCTTGTTTGGCGCCCAACCGACGGTCGGGTCGGGGAAGAAGATTTCGGGCGACACGGTGGTGCATGCGGCGTCAGTCATCCAGTCGCGTTCTTTCATGAGGTTCTCCTGCCGACAAGAATGGGCCACACCGGCGTGGTGCGACCCTTGAGGTTGATGATGGGTGGGGTTAGGCGGTACGGCCGGTGGAGCCCCATTCGACGGCGCGGGAGAACATGCCTTCCCATGCGAGGTCTACTTCGCCCGTTTCCCCGTGCCTGTTCTTGGCGACGTCGATGATGAGGCGCTCGTTGGGGAACTCCCCCTCACGTCGGAGCAGCATTACGACGTCTGCGTCCTGTTCGATGGCGCCGGATTCGCGTAGGTCGGACAGTTTCGGGACCGCCAAAGATGTGGCCTCACTGTTCCGGTTCAGCTGGGACAGCGCGACCACGGGAACCTGCATCTCCTTCGCCATGATCTTGAGTTGGCGAGAGAAGTCAGCGACTTGCAGGTGACGGTCCATCTTCTGTTTCGCAACCATGAGTTGCATGTAGTCGACGACGACACCGGAGAGGGTGCCGGTTCGGGCGACGGAGCGAACGAACCCGCGCACATCCCCGACGGATACCCCTGACCGGTCGTCGATGGCAATGTTGAGGGCTTCGAGGCGTGCACGGCCTTCCTGGAACACTTGCCAGTCCAGGTCGGTCATGCGGGAGTCTTTGATCTTCCCCACACCGATCTGCAACCGTTCGGAGATGAGCCGGGACACGAGTTCTTCGGATGTCATCTCGAGCGACGCGAACGCCACATTCCCATGCTCTGCAAGGTTCGCTGCGATCTGCGCGGCGACAACGGTCTTACCGACACCGGGGCGGGCGGCAACCACATAGACGGCACCTGGCCGGAACCCGCCGATGGCGGCGTTGAGCGTCTTCCACGGTGACGGAACAAATGACGCCTTCTGGGTGAGCCGTTCGATGACGTCGGGGAGGATGTCGCGAACGAACTTGACCTTCGCTCCCCCGAAACCACCCACAGCGTTGTCAACGATGCCCCTGGCGGCTTCGACCATGTCGTCGATGGACAGGTCCGTTCCGAGCCCTGCGATCGCTGCACCAACCCTGGACAGGCGGCGGCGCATCCCATGCTTCTGCACGATCTGCGCGTAGAACGGGGCGGACGACACCGCCGGCACATGATCCGTCAGAGACCACAGAAACGCAGCTTCCCCCGGGTTCGCCTCAGACATCGTCAGCTGGTCGACCGGGACACCTTGGCGGTGGGTTTTCACCATCAGGTCGTACAGGTCCCCATGGCGGGGTTCGCTGAAGTCCTCACCTGTGAGCGTGAAGTCATCGATGCATTTCCCGTTGGTGGCGAACACTGCCCCGAGGACAGCGAGCTCAGCTTCCCGGAGGGTGTCAGTCGGCGTGTGCGACAAACTTCTTCACCTTCCTGTCGGGTTGCGCTGCGGCGGATGGCTTCGCCTTCTTGAGCCACATGGTGAATGCCGCGTTCCATCGGACGGCGCGGCGATCATGGGTTTCCGCGTGGAGGCGGAAGTTGTCAGCTTCCCGGATGACGTCCACTCCGAGTTCCTTCGCTACAGCGATGTGATCCGCTGTTGGTGCCCAATCCTTCGGTAGCGGGGCTTCTCTTCCCCTATCGACCTTGCGCGCCACGGAATGCGAAGCATTCGTAGTAGTAGAAGTAGATGTAGTAGTAGAGGGACCCCTGCTTGAAGGGTTATCGGATGGGTCAGCGCTAGGGTCGGCGGATGGGTTGGCCCTTACGTCGATCCCGGGAGTCTCGAGCAGGGTTGCCAACTGTGACTTTTCCCAGATGGTCCACTCCGGGTACCGCGCGCGGATCTTCTGCACCTCGAACGCGACGACGCCCTGTAGTCGCGCGGACGCGACGCCGGTCCAGTCGTTGACCATGGTGATGGTCATGTTCGGCTGCTTCAGCACGCCGTCGTACTTGACGAACGATCGGACAAGGACTTCTTCGGTGTCTTCGTCGATGACGATAAAGAACCGTTCGGCGAGTTCGGCGGCGATCTTGCGAACGTCGTCGGCGCTAAGACCGTGCGCGAGCTGCGCGATGCGCCCTGCACGCCAGTCGGATACGCCGGCCCGGTTCGTCTTCGGGTGGGTGAGGAGAACCATGTACAGCCATTGCGCGGTTGGTGACAGCGACCGCCAGTCCCGGTCTCCCCACATGTCGAGGCGAACGTTGGCGTGTTCGCGTGCCATTCAGTCCTCCTCAAGTAGCAGTGTCCGCACAGCGGCAATGTTGATGCCCGACAACCGGGCGATGTCATCAACCGGCACCCCGTACCCGTACGCGAGCTTCACGTAGTACCGTTCAAGGTTTCGGGTTCGGTCAGCGTCGTCGCGAAGCAGGATCAGGAATCGTTCAGCGGTGAATGTGCGGCTCATGTGCTTCCTCCCGCTCTCAGCCTGAATCGTTGGGGTGTTCGAAGCGGTGTCGCTTGTGGAGATGTCTGTGGAGAACTTTAGTTCGCGCGGTTGCACTACCCTGTTCCCCTCATTGGTTGTCTCCGGTGAGTTCTGCGATGATCACGCGGAGTGACATAGCCGCCATCCGGTCGCTGAACTTTTGCGGGTCCGCCTGCTCGTGGCGGGCCAGCGAGATACGCAGCCCGGCTAGAAGCTGTTCCTTAGACATCGGCCCATAGGTCATCATTCGTCTCCGGTTCGTTTGGTGGCTTCCCCGAGTAACGCGCGTTGCACGGTGAACAGGGGGAGGCCCGCTATCTCCGCGATCCGGTCCACCTCGAGGCCGAACCGTGCGTATGCGACGTGGACGGCGTTCTTAAAGATCGGCCCGTGTTTGGATCGGAGTTGGGATTCGATGACGGCAAGTAACGCGAGTTCCGCAGAAGCATCGGGCATCGGATTCACCTCCTAGAACGGAACCCAGTCCTCGTAGGGGATCCGGGTGTGGGCGTCGGCGAGGATGTACTTCTCACCGTCCGGGTACTCGACAGGCGTGACCTTGCAGCGTGCCAGCGTCTTCTCGTGCGTGGAGGCGGGGAGGACGATCAGGCCACGCCGGATCAGTTCTTCCCTCTCCTGGCCCGTGGAGTCCTCTTTGCGGCCGTTGCAGCGCACGCACGCGCCGACGAGTACGCATGGGTCGTTGAGGAGGCGTGATCCGCCGGCTTGCCGGTTCGCCCGGTGGTCGGTGATTACCGCGGTGCCCTGGCAGTTCTCGAGGTTGAGAACACAAAGGCTGTTATCTCTTTCGATAACAGCCTTCTTGTCGGCGGGTGACGGGTTCGGTGACCCTCTTCGCTTATTCATGCGGGTAGCACCGTCCAGCAGTCACCCGCGGCCCGTTTGCAGCCAGCGCATTTGTTCCCGGAGTCGATCTCGGCCTGCTTGTTTCGTGCGGCGCACGCGCACATGAGGAAGCTGCGTCCCCGGCACCCGCAGAGGATCCGGTTGGTGACTTCCTGGGTGCAGTTTGCCGGGTTCAGGTGCTTGATCTGGCATCCGGGTTCATCCTCGAGCCAGGTTTCGTTGAGGGTGGTGGTGTCCACGGTGGGCTTATCAAGAACAGAAGTCATAACACCGGCTCCCACGGACCGGCGGGCGATGGCTTCCTGCGCCGCCTGACGGTGTACCCCCGGTCAGCCCAGTGGCGTGCGCCGTCCTCGTCAGTGAAGCGCCGATACTCGCCGTTGTCGCAGGCGTACTCCCATTCGCGTTCGTCGGCGGGGACCGGCTCATCGAGCAGGGCGCGGATGTCTGCCTTGTCGATCGTCACTGCGTCGGAGTCGGGGATGCGGTCAAGTTTCGCCAGAATCCGCGCGCGCACTTCATCGCGGGTGTTCATTCGAGCCCTCCGAATACGTCTGTGAGTACGTTGCGTACCCGTGTGGCCGTATACGCAAACGCATAAGCCTCAGCCCATGTGGGGAACCATCTGGGGGCGTCACCAGGGACCAGGGCAACCCACTGGTTGAACGCGGACCACACCTTCGTTTTCATGGCTGCTCCAGTTCCGTCTTGCGCTTGTCTTTCGCGGCGATCACGTCAGGGTGTGACTGGACGCCACGTTTCCCAGCGAGATCCCACGCGGCCTTGAGGGCGGGGATGGATTCGGCTTTGGCGATGTTGTTCAGCGCCGCTGTGAGCCCTTCAGGGTCGCCCGGGAGAGGCTGGACGGTGAACGGCGCTCTCTTGCCGCGGGTGACCGTGAGAGCGACGGTCAGGGGCTCGGTGATGTGGGAGAGGGCGCGAATGCGTATGCCTCCCACAGCGTCCTTGCCGAAGCGGATCGTCGGGTCACCGTAAAGGGTGATGCGCCGGCCAACATACGCGGACGCCTCCGTATCCCACGCGGCGATCAGTACCCGCCGCATCGACTTCCCCGGCTTGTACGGGCGCCCCGGATACTCGGCGTTGTGCAGCTCCACCGGCTGATCCGGCGGACCCTGCTTCACCTCCGTAACCGTGATAGTCAGGTCACGCGCGGCCACGTCGTCGTAGTTGAGCTGGTCAGACCGAGGCTCAACCGTTTTCGTAATGTCCACTGAAGTCCCTACCTTCACTTTTCAGGTACAGGTTCCACGCGTCCCGGCGCACCTTCCCGAGTTCCCGGGCTGCGTCGGCCGTCGCGTTCATCAGGTGGTGTGCTGCGTCCTGCCACCCTCGCTTGTACGCTGCGTCGAGAGCCCGCCGATTCGGCTCACCGGCCTCAGCCTCAGCAACCCGTTCAGTGAGACGCTCGATCTGCTCGTTCCGTTTCGTGAGCGTCGCCTGCAAGTGCTCGACATGAACCTGTGTCGCCTGCTTGACCGGGATGGAGATCGTGATCTCCGTAGTGTTGTCGTCCATCAGACCTGGATCTCCTGGCTCTCGTAGCGGGTTTCGTGTTCGAACACGACCCACGTGGGCGGGTCGAGGATCTGGATCGTGGGGTCGTAGCCGGGCCAAAGACCTGATGCCTCGCACTCACTGAAGATGCGGCGCGCCTCCTCGGCCTTCCGCTTGCCCATCAGCCGCCAGATCTCCGGAAGCTGGAACACTGCGACCTCATAGGGCGCGGTCTTCTCGACGGCGCAGAAGAAGAACTCGTTGATAGGGTTCCCGGTCGACGCCTCGTACACGTCCTCGTACCAGGACTCCTGAACGTCGTAACCCCACTTCGCGACTGACCGTTCAAACCCGGCCTTCGTCGCGTCGTCGGCCGTCTTGAGGTCCACCGAGTAGATGCCCTTAGGCGTCTCCTCCGACAGTGCGTCGAACCGCGCCCGCGACGGGACACCATCGACGGTGGAGAACACTGAAACCTCACGTAGCGCGCACACCTCAAACAGCGGGCGTGCGGTGGGGTGCTTGAGGACGGCCTGCGCCATCCCCTGAATGGGTCGCAGGTCGGCGGCTTTCATGGGGATCTTCCCCTCGAACCGCACCGAGTCAGCCCATTCCTTCGCAGACTTCGTTGATGCGGCACCGTTCGACGCGAGGACGTCTTCCGGGTATGCGACAGCCTGCGCACCAACCCCGAGCACTTCCGCGTGAACGGCTTTCCCGAGGTCGAAGGATGCGCTGTTGAACTCGCGTCCCTGCCGGTACTTGAACTTGGCCGGCGACCCACCGAACTCGGGGAGAAGAAGTCGCGCCCCGGTGCTCGAGAGCTCGGAGCGCGAATGGTAATCCTGGTCGCTGATGTCGTACTGGATCATGGCCAGTCTTTCCGTAGTCTTTGGTACTCGTCCGGGTGCCCAACCAGCCACGCAACCCCGGCAATGAACGCGTCGGTTTCACAAATGCGGATCAGGTTGGCGTCTTCCCCGTAGTTGGCGGGAAGGTTCGTGTACGTGTGGGCGGCTTCAACCACCACAGGATCAGTGCTCACTGCCAGTCCCATCCCTTTGTCGCCGTCCGCACTTGGACGCCGGCCTCAGCCGCGGCGAGAAGAAACGTCTCGAAAAAATGCGACGGCGAGGTCGCGACGGGCTGCTTCTCGAACTCGACGAATACACGGTCGGCCTCTTCAGAGGTGAGGCCGTGGTACATGCTGAAGATTGCGACTAACCCGTCGAACATCATCGGTTCCTCCTGGGTGAGAACAGCACGGTCACTACCGCGTGGGTTATGAGCATTACGAGTAGCGCGTCACGGACCGTCAACGCGACAACAAGGTGTAGTTGGCGGCGTATATGCGCGTACACCGGATCATCGACAGTCACCGTTGACCTCCGACATGGGTGTTACGGCTTGCGGAGGCCGCGGATGATGTCCGCGAGGTCGTCGGCAGCCTGACGCCACTTCGCTGAGCGGCCCTCGTCCACTGGCGCCCAATCCGCCTTGTTGTAGACGCCGACCCTGCCGCCCACAGCAACCTGCCATGCGAGTGTCGATTCGAGGACGAGTTCGCCCGTGATGGTCGAAGCACCGTCCGTGAGAGTGAGTTGCGGGAATGCCATTTCGGTTCCTCCAAGATTTTGAAAGGGTGAGGGCCGGTCATCGGGGAGAGTGAGATGACCGGCCCTCTAGGGGTGGGGTTGTTCAGTTGTGAGTCACACGCGTGCAGGCTCGACAACGCCGGTATCCGCTTCCGGTGCGCCCCGTGTTTTCTTCAGTCCACGGGTGACCCTGCTTGCAGTGGGTGCGAGCGCGCACTGTAGGGCGTCCAATGCCGTTTCGGCGTGCGTCGGCAGCATTCTCGGCCCGGGTTCCCCACGCCAGGTTGTCGGCGCGGTTATTGGCGGACACGTCGTCCAGATGTCGCGCCACCTGGCCAGGCGCGGGGTCGCCGTGGAAAGCGATGCAGACCTGACGATGAAGCGACACCGCCTTCACCTTGCCGTCCACGAAGGGATACAGCATGAGGTATCCGGTCCGTGAGTTCCGCGCGGCTGTGAGCGGCCGGCCGACGTAAGTACGCGGACCGGGTGCCGACCGGCGCGCTCGGCCCAGGGATGACACTTCGTATTTGTCAGGAGCCGCGGGAAGCGGTAGCCAAATCTCTTCTTCCATGTGCTCGGCGGTGGAGTCGAACCACCGCTACGACCATCCGAGCTACCGACGCGTTCAATGCCGGGGCTTCCGCCCGTTCCGCACTCCATCGGCGTCACGCGACCTTCAATGCCGGGGCTCGCGCCCGTTCCGCACTCCATCAATCGCGATGTATCAGGGGCGCCCTGTAGGCACTCCTGGAAGTTGTTGGTTCCCTTCGACAAGAACCCCCACCTCAACAGCGCCGCATCTCACCAGCGAGCGCCCGTAGACAGATGGTCTATTTATCGCCGCCCTACTCCTGACCGGCCCCTGAGCGGGGATCGGAGAGCCCAAGACCCTTGGTTCCTCACCCTCTATGGGGTGCGGTGGTCTATCGGTATTGCCCTGCATCCGCAGGACGGCTATGTAGTTGTTGCGTGCATTGACCCGTCGTGAACGGTCGTCCGGCTGTCCGGAGGCAATGCTGTAGCCAGCCCCATGACGGGGTTAGTGGCTTTAGGTCGCTTTATTGGATTTGGATAAAGCTGTTATTCGCGGTCTGGGGGTAGCGTCTCCAACACCGGGTCCTCAGGATCCGTAAACGTGTACGCCTCCCCCGTTGCACGGGTACTGATCCACATGTGACGGGACTCCCACCTGACCGTGTACGGGACCCCGTAAATCTCCACAACCACCCCATGGGCGTCGTGGCCGATGTAGGTGGCGGGGAGTTCCCCTACGTCGTCGTGGAAGATGACCTGATCCCCCACATGCAGAGTGCCGGCGTTCATCTCACCGCCTCCGCAGCCTCGATGTGCTCGGACAGGCCAGCCGCGAGTACATGCCGGTCGACATCGTCAAGGGCCATCGACCAGTTCATGTCGAGGTACTCGAGGATCTGATCGCCGAGTGCTTCGCGTTCGTCGGCGGGGACCGGCTCATCGAGCAGGGCGCGGAGCGCCGCCTCGAGCCGGTCCCCGGCAGTCTTCGGGTAGAGATGCCGTTGGACGTCCCAATCCGCGAGTGCTGCACGGGCTTCGTCTCGTGAGTTCATGACATCCCCCGCGCTCGTACGGACGCGAAATAGAGAATGGCCGCGTCCAGCCGGGCCTCCGCAAACTCTTCATGCTTGAGCGCGACAGGGTGCCGCGCGGAGGTCCGCTCGTACTTGATGGCCCCTCGGACTTCCCCCGCCGCTGCCTCGAGAAGTTCAGCGAACTCCTGCAACTCGGCGAGCGACATCCGGCGAATATCGCGCGCCTTCAACTCTTCGAGGTTCATGTCATCCCCTTTGATGCGTCCCACCCGGCACAGAACACCGTCTGGACTAGTTCACGTTCCAGTTCCGTCAACGGTTCGAGGGTTGACGTGTACTGTTCGAAAGCCAACTCACGATCACTCATGACCCGCCCCCCGTTCAGCCGGTTCAGGATCTGACCAGCGCACCATGTACAGGTGGTCGTAGTCGTGACCGTCGTCGTGAACGCAACGGAGGCCGACGACCGT